CGCCGTTCGCCAGGCCCAGGGCCTGGGCCAGCGGCAAGGTGAGATACTTCTCCAGCGCCAGGTTGATCAGGTCCGTCTCGATCTGGCGCAGAGCGCTGCTGAAGGCCTGCCCGAAATCCTTGGCGTTGACGATCGCCTTGGCCAAGCCGGAGTTCAGATCCTGCAGGCCCTTGACCTCGATCGATTGCAGGCTGTCGGAAATGCCCGCGCCGGTCTCATCGCTCAGCGTCTGGGTGTATCTCGCCAGCGGGCCGCCGTTCCGGTCGGCCACCTGGCCGCGCCGGTTGGCCTCGGTCGCCTCGAGGCCCTGAAGCTGCAGCTTGGCGATCTTTTTCTGATTCTCAGTGGTCTCGGTCGAGGCGATCACCTCCTCGAGCTTCGCCTTCAGGAGCTGCTCCTCCAGGTCGAAGATCTGCAGGGCGAGCGACAGCTTCGCCTTGCTGCCCACGGCCGTCGCCTCCTCGCTTTTCAGCAGGTCGACCTGGTTGGTGATCTCCTGATCGCTCAGCGCCATGGCCTGGTCGCGCAACGTCTGAGCGGTCTTGCGATCGACCAGTTCCGTCTTGGCCAGGGCGGTCAGTTCGCTGGCCAGCTGGGCGGCCGCCAGCGTGCGCGTCAGCTGCTCCTTCTTGGCCGCCGAGATGCCCTTGTCGGCGTTCACCTTCTCCTGGGCGGCCTGCAGTTCCTGTTCCTGTTTGGCCAGCTCCTCGGCGATGCCCTTCTTTTCGAAATTGGCCTTGGCGACCACGTCCTCGGTCATCGAGGCCATGGCTTCGGCGTAGCGGTTCTGAGCCTCGTCCAGCTTTTCCGAGGCCGTGGCGTTGAGGCCGCCGAAATCGTCCCTCGGCGATCGCGGTCCGCGGCCGCCCGCGCTTTTGGCGGGCAGCAGCGCACGCGCGACGCCGGCCGATTCCGCTTCCGGCTTATCCTCGGCCCGCTGGCGGGCGGCGAGAGTCGCGGCGTTCGCGAGCGCTTCGCGAGCGATCTTTTCCTGGCGCTGGATATAGCCCTGGCGGCCGCCGGGGCCCCAATCTTCGGCCCAATGCCCGATCAGGTCGGCGCCGCGGGTGGCGTCGCCAGTGCCATTTCGGGCCTTCGACGCGTTGAACTGCGCCCTGGTCGCGATGTCCATCTGCTGGGCGATCTGATCGCCCGTGCTTTGTCCTTTCGCGACCGCGTCCCAAAGGTTGTGGAAACCCTGGATCGCGCCGAGCAGCAGTTTGTTTAGCCCGATGAGCGCCGGCTGCATATCGGAGCCGACGGCGAGCGCCGCCTCGTGAACTCGAAGCTTGGCGGTCTCGAGCTGGTTGTTGAGCTCTTTCGCGTGGTCGACGGCCTGGTTGCTCATCACGGCATAGCTGGCGACCTTGGCTTCCAGCTCGGCCAGACCTCCCGCCCCTTCGTGGAGCAGCGGGACCAGCGCCTCGATGCCCAGCCGTTTGGCCAGGCCGGCACGCTCGGCCGCGTCGCCCAGCGTGCCCATCTTGGCCGCCAGGGCGTCCAGGAACTCGCCGGCGTCGTGAAAGCTCATCAGCTGCCGCTGGCTGAAACCCAGCGCCTGAAACGCCTTGAGCGCCTGCGGCCGCAGGATTCCCGCCTGGGCCTGGCCGAGGACCTCGTTCAGGTGCGAGAGTGCCTCGCGGCCCTTGTCGATTCCGACGCCGCTGGCGGTCCACACGTAGTCGTAACGCTGGACCTGCTCGGCCGTGAGGCCCAGCTTTTCCGAGAGGTGGCCCAGCTCCGTGGCCCATTCGCCGGTCTTTTCCGCCAGCTCCAGGCCCGCGCCGAAGGCCGCCAGACCCGCGCCGGCGGCGATGCCCAGCGCGCCCAGCGGCTCCAGCGCCGAGCCGAACACCCGCAGGCGCTCCGCGCCGGCGTCGATCACGGCCAGGCGCGAGGAGTCGAAAACGCGGTCGAGCGCCTTGCCGATATTGATGTTGGCGAAGGACTCTTCGATCTCCTTCGCCTTGCCGTGCACCGATCGGGTGATGCCGTTGAGCTTGGACTCCAGGCGATCGAAACGCGCATCGAACTCATAGACTAGCCGGGTGACTTCCTCGCCGCCGTCAGCCATGCGCTCTGCTCACCTTTGCAGCGCGGCCAGGTTGGCGGCGTGCTCTTCCGGGGTGGGGAATTTCGGGCCGGACGCCGGCGCGTTGGCCCGCCGCCAGCCCGACCAGGCCGCGGCGAATTCCCACAGGCTCATGTCCCACACCTGGCGCGGGGCGAAGCCCATCACCGCGCCGATGCCGATCAGGTTGGCGAAGCGGGTCTTGCCGCGCGGGAGCGGCGGCGCTTCGGAGGCGTCTCCGGCGCCGCCCTGGTCTCCCCCGGCGGATCATCCTCCGGCCCGAACCAGGCCGCCTCCAGGATCAGATAGGCGGTCGGCGCGAACTCCAGGCTGAGCTTCTCGTCGAACACCGCGCGCACCAGCACGCCTGCCTCGGTCGAGCCCATGCCGCCGCCGATCAGGCCCTGCAGGATCGGCTCGCGCACGTCGTGGATGCGCCAGCGGCCCATGAGGTCCGAGGCCATGATCTGGCGCAGGCCGAGCTTCATCTGCAGCGCGTTGACCAGGGGCCGCAGCCGCGACAGCAGCTCCGGCGGCCCCGCGTCGCACCGCGCCTCGATCGCTTCCCACTGGCGGATGCCGAGCCGGAACTTCCGTTCCTCGGCGCCGAAGGGCAGCGTGATCTCGCCGTGGCGACTCACGGTCTTAGGCGTTCTGCGTCAGCGTGAACGGCGCGGCCTGTTCCCAGGTGCTGGTGAAGGTCGTCATGTCGCCACGCTGGCCGGAGAGGTTGATCGCGGTGATCACCATCTTGCCGGTGAAGGTCACGCCACCCTGCGCGCCGGACAGGTTCATGGTGATCTTCACGTCCAGGACCTGGCCGTTCAGCATGGCGTTGGCCAGGGCGTAATAGCTGGGCGCGTCGGCGATGCCGGCGCCGGTGAACTTGATGTCGGTGCTCACGATCTGGCGCACCGTCGAGGCCGGCAGCGAAGGGTTGATCGTGTCGGCGATCTCGGTGGTCGACGCCTTGGCGCTGATATCGAGGGCCCGGGTTGTGTTGATCGTCGCCGTGGCGACGAAGGCCTCCGGCGCCTGGGCGTTGCCGACCTGGAGCACCAGGTGCTCGCCGGAAAAATACTGGACCGGGCTCGAGGTCATCTAGACGTCTCCTAGGTGTTGGACGGGCTCACGCCGATCGGCGTGGTGCGATAGCGGATGGTGGTGATGGCGTGCCGGGTCAGGCCGTCGGGCTCGCGCTTGAAGATGTGGCCGCGGAATTCATGCGTGACGACGTCGTGGCCTATCACGCTGATCGGCGTATCCAGCGCGGCGCGCACCGCGCCGGCGATGAGCTTCATCTCGCCGTTGTCGACGGTCCCCTGCGGGCGGCTCCAGGTCTCGACCTTGACGTAGATCTCGGTGACGTCGGCGCCTTGGGTGGTCATGCCCACCAGCTGGTCGTCGCCGACGGTGCAATAGGGAAATTTCGCGGTGTCGATCGACCCGGAGGTGTCCAGCGGCACGCTGTCATAGACCGCCGGCGTCCCGCCAAAGGCCGCGATCATGTCCGGGCTGGTCATCAGCGCGGCATAGACGGCCCCCTGGATCGCATAGGCCGGATCACGAACCGCCACTGGCGAACGCCTTTTTCGCGGCCGCGTTCACCGCGCGCGCCGTCCTGGCTCGATAGGCGCGGTAGTGCAGCCGCATCGTCGTCCACCAGAACGGCCGGCCCGGAACGTGCTTTCCGGACTTGGTCATGTGCCCCACCTCGAGGTGAAGCACGTAGGGCGCTTCGGGGCCGCCGATCGACACTTTCGTCGCGGTCGGCGTCTTACCCTCGCCGATCGCCAGCGTGCTCACCAGGTGCTCGCCCTCGCGCTTCTCGTCGTCGCCGATCGGCACGATCTGGCTGACGGAACTTGCGAACTCGCGCGCATTGATCTGGTTGGCCGCGAGCACCGCCGCGACCCCGGCCGTTCCGAGACGCGAGAGAATGGCCAGCTTGGCGTCGAGATCCATGACCTTGCACGAAATGCCGTCAGCCATTGTCGACACCCAGCTCGAGTTGGAAGGTCAGCCAGAGACCGCGCCGCTCCAT